AGCCTCGACTAATTCAGTCCTTCCTCCGAGTTGGCCCTCGGTTTTGACACCGAATAACGCTGGATTCGTTACACGATGTGCGATGAATATCTCTTGCTGGATGGCTTTGTTCAGGATTTCAAACTGCTTGTCCATATCGGACGGAGTGAGCGGTTCCAGCGTCGGGGCCTTGGCTGCATCGTCGTTGAAGGTTACAACAAAGCGACCAGCGTTGTCGGTTCCGCTGAACTTGCGTTTGATTTGACGCTCGATGTCGCCCTGCTCTTCGGGGGTCGGGATGCCGTTGTTGAAATTAATCAAGTAACCGCCCCAAAAGTTGTTGCGGAGGTTGTTGTTGTGGAAGTTCGCCACTTGCACGTCTGCTTCAATCCAAGCGTTCCCTCCGATGTATTCGGGGAGCGGGTAGTGCTTCACGCCTGCTGCGTAGACCCTGTAATAAAACAACTGCTTTCCGAGGCGATTCTCCGGGTCGAATGCAGGGATTTTCTCGATGTCGCCCACCTTTGGGAACAACTGCATCATGTCGTCGTTGTACCAGTCCGCCACTTGAAACATTTTCTCCTCCTTGTCCACCCGAATCTTCTCGAACGGGACGTGTTCCATCTTGGCGATGGTCCCAAGTTTGGACCAAGTAACCGCAACCGCAAAGCCGTTGAAAATCTCCAAGTCCAACACCAGTTTCTCGGTAATGTCGTTGAGGTCCTCGGTGCTGGAAAGTCCGTCGAAAAACTTGATGAACCGGGCTTGTTGCTCTACGGTCAAGTCATCCCCTGCCTGCCATCCTCCGCCCATGATATAGTTCACCTTGCCGTTAACGATAGCGTTGTGCTTGGACGACCTGCGATAGTTGTCAAGCAGGTAGTAGGGGTATTCGTTGGCAAAGCCGTAGGTGATGTACTTGCCGGAGCGGTTTTCCAGCATTACAGGGACCTTGTGTTCTATCCCAAGCCATTGGGTGAAGTGCTGCGTTGACTTGCTCATAGGGTGTGAACTGTAAATGAAAGGGCTGAAATTGCGATACTTCCACCGCTATCGATTGCGTTGATGTAGATGGTGAACTCATCGTTGACCGCACCCGTAACGTAAGCCTCCGTGTAAATCGCATGGCCGTTCGTGTGAGCCGTTGTGATGTCGGTCATTGACTGGTCAATCGTTGTGCCGTTCTTAGCGATATAGACCTTGATTTGGTGGTTGTTGCCCTGCGCCAAGACCATGGATGCAGCGATGCGAAGGGTCGCACCCGTTGTTCCCGTGTAGGTCAGCGAGTTGGTAGTTCGTGAGAAATTGTAGGTTGACAAAACGCCTGATTTCATCGCACTTGTCAACTTGACCCTTTGCCCCTGCGTTGGGGTGAAGGCCGTGTCGGTATCGAGGTAAAGGTTTGCAAAACCCCGTTCCCGGTCAAGCGTTGCGGTGTCAGCAAGGTCGTCGAATAGGCCACCAACACGGGATGCGGTGTTCGCCCCGGCAGCGGTTTCGTTAGTAATGGTAGCAGCACTCGCTTGGAGGTCGCTTCGTGTTTGTACGCTCATGCGAAGGATTGGTCAAAGGTTGAATCGAATACCCTCACGCTGGATGCGAGATAGGTGTTGTAAGTAATTGAATTGGCGTAGGTGTTGAACCCTATCGTTGCGGTTTGTATAAATGCCAAGCCCGTTTCAACGACCGCCAAAGCAGCGGTAACCGTGCTATTGGTATCGTAAACTTCATACTTATACGAGCCTGTTTCAAGCGACCCCACGGCAATCGAAAATTGGTCATAGCGGTTGGTGTAGGAAGAAAGGTTTGCGGATTTCAGCAGGGTGTAGTCCGTCGTGGTGTTCTTGGCAATGCTCGTGAGTCGCAAGATGTAGCGGTCCCCGGTACTGGCTCGCTCGGTCCAAGTAACCGTCAGGGTGTTGGTCGTGTCAGGGTTCAGGTAAAGCATCTACCCCTAAATGTACCGACCGCCCTTATTTCACAATTTGCGCCCAATCTGCCTGTACAACTCCGCCCGCTTCTTGGCGGTTTCGGCCACATTGAACCGCTTCTTAATGTCGGCCGTGAGGTTGTCAGCCAAGCCTTTGCGTAGGTCGGGGTCAAGAATCAACTGCTTGATGTATTTGTACCAGTCCTTGGGCTTGTTATAAGGCACGAGAAACCCGTTCTCTCCGTGCTTGATTACGTCCGTGTAGGGGATGGTTTCGCTTGCGATGATTGCTTTGTTCATCCACCCTGCCTCGACCACCTTCAACTCGGACTTGAGTTTGTTAAACTTGGTATCCCGGAGCGGTGCAAGGGTAGCGTTCACGAAGTTGTAGCCACCGACGTAGGAGTAAATATCCGCTGCTTGGATTCGTCCGTAATTGGGGTTGTTGCCTTGGTCGCTGATGATTTTCTCGTAGCCCTCGTAAACGGGGTTGTTGTCGTTCCACCCTCCCAAGTAGAGGCGGTACTTGCCGTCCAAGTTTGCATCCCAGCGTAACTTCTGCATCCCTTCCCGGAGCAGTTCCATGTCCTCGCCATGCTGCGCCCCACCGAACCAACCGAACTTGACGAGATGTTTGTCGGGTTCTTCGTCAGGATTCGGGATGAACTGCTGATAGGCTTCGTAGGGTTCGTTTTGCAGAATGCTCACATTGGCGTTTAGAGGCCGTATGCGAGAGGCAAGGTGTTCGGTGGTACAGGTAACCCAGTCAGCCAATTTGATGTGCTTACGGATAACGTCTGCAAGTTTGGTTTCGTGGTAATGGCGGTACATGATGTGGCCCGATTCAAGCACCCAGTAGTCGTCCAAGTCAAGGATGACTTTCGCTCCGTATTGGGTCAGGGCTTTGTACACGTTCTCCACTTGCTCCATCGTGCCTTGACACCAAAGACGGCTGAACAGGAACAGGTCAATCGACTTCAATCCCTCGTCGCTGATCGTGGTGATATTCTCGACGCAGACGTAGTCAAACTCCGGGTAGTTGTCGCCAAGGTAAGCGTTCGGCATTTCGAGGCGGTAGTAACTGCACCCGGTTGGATGGGCGTTATAGACAATGCAAATCTTCATGGGGTAAAAATAAGAAGGGCAGCCATTGCTGACTGCCCCTCTCAAACCTCAGATGATGAAAACCTAAGTCAAAGATACTACGAGCCGAGTATCTGTGCAGTCGATGGTGAAAAGACTGTGGATGCAATCAGGAACATCGGGTCGGGTTCCATCCCGGTAAGCGTCAACTCGTAGCCGCTTCTATCCCCGAAGGCAGTACCAGTTCCAGCGGTTCCAGCGGTTGCTTCCAAGCCGTTGGCAGAGCCTAACAACCAATAGCGGTTGTTGTTGTCTTGGACAATCACGATGACACGGTTGCGTACCAGCAAGCGGAGTTCGTTGCGGACTGCGACTTGCAGTTTGTTGATGGTGAACGTTACTTCGGGGGTGTAATAAACCGAGCCGTTCTCGATGCTCGCATTCAAGGTTTCCGTCAAAGACGAAGTGGCCTTGGTCAGATCATACTCGAAGAACCCACCCGAAGCGTACCCCGTGAAGCCCGTAACCGCACCTGAAAGGTTGGCATTGCAGGACCCCGTTGGGTTGAAGGATTGGACGTAAATTGTTTTGATTCCACCTACGGAATCACGGCAGCCGAGGGCGTAGCCAGTTGTTAAGGAGCAGGACATATGTGTATTTGGGTTTTAAGTTTCAAGAGAACAAAAAAGCGAGGGGAGGTTTCCCTCCCCCCTACACATTAGGTCAAGCGGAAGTCTACAACCAAGTCGGGGTAAGCGATTTGGACACCTGCTTTGAAGGCTGCTTGGAAGCGGACTTCATCGTTGTCTTTGCTGAACCAGATTGAGAACTGCTCCTCGTCGGACAAAAGGTCGGTTCCGTAGAAGAAGTTACCGAGGTACGAAGAAACGATGCGGTTAGTTCCAGTCAAGCCGGGGACTGCAATGACACGGACGTTTGTGCCGGGATACATGATGTCCCCGTCAGCAAGGCCAGCCAAGTCAACTTGGTTGTACAGGACGTTAGCGGTTGATTTGAACGCACCAAGCAAGGTACGGAAGTTGTCCCAACCACAGAAGATCACGAGGTCATTCTTGGTCAAGATGGCCTGTGGGATTTGGTTGTAGATGCCGTCGAAGATGGCGATTGCATTGTTTGTGGTAATACCAACGGACGCAGAAACCGCTCCTGTGTTACCGCTGATGGTAGAACCCGAAGCAGCGTTCAACAACTGGTTGACACCTGAAAAGTAGGTGTTGCCCTTCCAGATTGCATTCTCCAAAGCCTCGGCAATACGGAGAGCCTTCTGCTCGGAGAAAGCCTGCTCGAAAGGAACGCCATCGTAGGTAGAGCCAGCGGTCAACTGGGTTTGCATCCAGTATTGTTCCAAGGAACGAGGGCAAAGGGTTTCTTGAACCTTCATACGGCCAACGGTGATATTCCGCTGACTGAATGTAGTTGTGCCGGAAGTTGTGTAACCGCAAACATCTCCGCCTTGAATCAAGGCATCGGTGTCCATGAGGTTGAGGGCAGCAGCGAACTTGATGCCCACCTGCTTGGTGAACAAGGCTGCTGAACGAGCGGAGAATACCGCTTTGGTGATGAGCGGTAACCGCTCTTGGTCGGTGTAGGCGTTTAGATTGCCAAAATTGTATGCCATGGTTAGTGGTGGGGGGTTAGGGGTTTAGTTTTTGGATTTGAGTGATTGTAGTGCTTGTGCGAGAGCGTTGAAGTTCTGCGAGGCTTGAGCCTTGCGTTGCTCAACGATTGCGGAACCGCTGGCCTTGGGGGCTTCGGCTGGGAGTTCGGAAACCTTCTCGACGATGTCGGCCATGGTTTCAACCTGCGATGCGAATGCAGACATTTTCTCCTTCATCTTTCCCATTTCAGCGTATGCCGCTTTGAGTTCTTCCATGATGCCAGCGAGGTGCTTGGCGACGATGGCCTCGACAACTTCGGGGGTCATGGCAGGATAGGCTTCTTTGATTTCCTCGGTAACCTCAACGGCTACTTCGGGGGTGATTTCAGCAGCAACGGGCAAGGCTTCGATTTCGGGGGTCGCTACTTCGGCAGCGATGACCTCAACAATCTTGCCTCCTTCGGTCTTGATCGTGCCAACACCTTCGACAACATGCTCGCCATCGGGGGCAGGTAACGTGCCGTCCTCGGCTACAACGTAAACGGCAGTCCCGGCAACGAGGTCCCCGTCAACACGGACAACCGTGCCATCGGTCAACTTGTAGTCGGCAAAGGAGTGCTTTTGGGTGCTGAATTTGCGGAGTTCAGTCCGCAGGGATTCGATTGCGTTTTTCAGGTTCATAGTTAGTTGGATTTGTAGTTGGGTTGGATATGTTGCAAAAAAGCGGTTAGTTCGTCAGCGAGGCCAGCGAGTGCGACCTCCAGTTCGGATTCGGTTTTGTCCATCCCGAAAAGGCCCTCAACGGAGAAACCCCGGAACAGGTTGCGGTTGTCCCAAACTTCGTCGTTCTCGACTTTGAAGGACCCGAACCAAGAGCCATCGGGGGTGTCCTCGTAGCCCTTGGGTGGCATGATGCCACGCTCGGAGTCGGTGATGTAGGACTCGAACATGAACACGCCATCCAGTTCTGCGTTGTGGTAAGCGTTGACGTTATGTTGATTGCCTTGCTTGAAATACTTTTGGACTATCTTGCGGATGGTGGCTTTGTCAAACACGACGTAGTACTCGCCATACGTTTCGTCCTTGCGAAAGATGGGGGTGTCTGCAAGCATGAGAGGGCCAGTCAGGACCCTGCGTTCGCCTGTTTCGGTGAATCGCTGCTTGGTTTTTGAGAATGCTTGGAATGGCCGTTCAATCGCTGGCATATCGGTGAGGGCCACGAATTGGACCCCTTCATCGACCTCGTCTACGGTCATTCGGTATATGGGTAGTTCCATAGTGGTAAATGTGGTTAGGCTCCAAGAGTTGCAAATTCTTCCAACCTCCGAACCCTGCGAGTGCTTTGGGTGATGTCCCGTTCAACCACATAGGCTCGCATTGGTGATGAGCCTTGGCCTTGGCCCATTGCAGCACCATCGGTTCCAAGCATCGTCATTTGCGGATTGGCGAAGATGGAAGGAGGTGCAACCTCTCCGCCTTCACCGCCCCCGGCAGTCAACGCACCACCGCCTCCACTTGCTGAACTCCCTTGGAACTGAGTCTTGCTGATTTTGGCGACCTGTGCCAAACCTGCTGCAAGGGCGATACCTGCGTCAACGAACTGACGACCTG